CCGGGGGGGAGGTGGTGATCAGCCGTGGGAGCGGCGGTGGCGAGCGGAAAGAGAGAGGGGGGGTCTGGGAGGTAGTCAAAAAAAGAGACGTAGCCAGGGAGCTCACACACGGGGTAAAAAACAAGTAATAATATAAAAAAAATCAATTTTTTAGACTAAATTAGAACTTTTTTTAGTAAATTATTAAATATAATAATTTACTAAAAATGTTATCAGTTGTTTTAGTGTATCATAATACACAAAAAAATTTACAAGAATATATTGATAACATTAATGAAGAAATTTCTATGGAAAAAGAATTAATAATTATTGATAAAAATACAAAAAATTTCAATGAATTATGTTTAGATAAAGAATTTTGGAAACTTGCAAAATATGAAAAAGTATTGGTATCAAATTTAAAATACAAAGTTAAATCAACTGATATTGAAAGTTGGTTCCAATCAAATTTTGACGGAATTAAAAGAAAAAAAGTTATCAAAGATTGTAATATTGATGGAAGATTAAGTATAAGAAACAAATTTTTAATGTTAAATATTTTAGATACTAATACTATTGATAAAAATTTATTTGAAGATATTTTCTTTTTTAACAAACTAAATGAAAAAAAAATATTAATAAATTTTTTTATTGAAGATTTACAAAATTTTCATAATTATAAACAATATTTACAAAATATAAATAAATTTTTTGATATCATTATAACATATAATTATGGAGATACTGATTTAATTAAATATAAAACTATGAAAGTTCAAAATTATAAACAAGAAATTATAAATTATTTTAATAATAATGATTATAGTAAACTTATTTTAATATCATATAATAAAATTTTAGTAACCCATAAAAATATAATTTTAACAGAGAATATAATTGACAAAATGTATGAATCTTTTGAAAATATAAATTGTGATATACTGTCTCCGGTAATTTACAAAGATTCAGAACTTATATATTTTGGAGGATTAGATTTAAAAAATAAATATTATTTTAATGAACAACATTTTAAATTTTGTAACTTAACAAAAAAAAATTCTTTATATTATAGTCAAGAAACACAAATTTTTTTTGAAGATTTTTATATATGTGATATAAAAAACTTTGATAATATAATTATTAATCATAAATATGAAAATTTAAAATTTTATTTAGATCCAGATATTCAAGTTGAAGTTAAAAATAATAATTATAAAAATAAAAATATTTTAAAACATTTTGATATTAGTTTGTTTCAAGAATATTTTTTTTTAAATAAAAAATTTATTCATTCTTTTAAATTTCAAAATTTTACAAATTTATCTTTAAATCAAAATAAAAATATATTAATTATAGAAGATGAAATTTTAGTTCCTGAATTAAATTGTGGTTCAAAATATATTTATGAATTTATAAAAACTTTATTAAAATTAAATTACAAAGTTTATTTTTTTACAAATAATTTTTGTTATAGTGACGAATGGCCGATACAAAAACTTCAAGTTGATAAATTAAGAAAGCTGGGAGTTTTTGTAAATTTACCAAATGACAATCATAAATTAAATAGTATAAAACTATTATTGAAAACAAATTATAATATGTTTGATTATATTTTTGTATCAAGGTATCATTTAATGTTAAAATATTATGATATCATAAGAAAGTATAATCCAAAATCAAAACTTATATTTCAAACCCATGATATACATTTTTTAAGAAAAGAAAGAGAACTAACTTTAAAACAAAATGAATTAGATCTAAGTTTTAAATTTAATGAATTAAATTTATTAAAAAAATGTGATTTAAGTATAATTGTAAGTGATTATGAAAAAAATTTACTAATAGATTATTATCATATAGATAAAGAAAAATTATTTTATTACCCAATTATGTTTGAATCAGAAAAAGTTATAATTTATGAATCAAAAAAATCAAAAGATATATATTTTGTTGGAAGTAATCACAAACCTAATATAGATTCCATAAATTATTTTATAGAAACTTATTTTACTTATATTTTAAAATATGATAGCACTATGATTTTACATATAATTGGACAATGTGGTAAAAGTATTACAAATCATCCAAACATAAAAATTCATGGAGTTCTTTCAGAAATAGATATGAAAAATGTAATAACAAGTTGCAGAGTATGTATAACTCCGTTGTTATATGGTGCCGGAGTGAAAGGTAAAGTATTGGATGCTTTTAATTTAGGAATACCTGTAATAAGTTCAAAAATAGGAGCAGAAGGGATAAAAAATATCAAAAACAATGAAAATATTTTTATTTTAGATGATGATATATATTATTCTAAAAAGTTTTTTGAAATTTATAATAATTATGAATTATTAAATTTAGTTTCTAAAAATTGTAAAGTATTATTTGAAAAAGAATATTCTCAAAATAATTCTGAAAAATATGTAAATTCGTTAATTCAAAAAATTGATGAAACTCCAAGATATGAAAATATTAAAATTGGAAAAATTTGTATTTTGTATGTTTGTTATAAACATAAAGATTTTCATAAAGAGTTATTAAAATATTATCAAGAGTTAAATGATAAATATCATTATGATATTTATGTTGTAAATAATAATAGTTCACAGATAATTGAATCAGAGGATAATATTTTTGTGGTTGAAGGTAATAATGAAGTTTATGATTTTTCTGGTTTAGATTCTGGTATCAAATATTTAGAAAAATATAATTTGTGTGAAAAATATGAAACTTTTATTATAACAAATGAAACTTTTAATAAAAACGGACCTTTTATATCTTTGAATAATTTAAATCATGATGTTTTTGAAGAAACAATTAAACAAAATAAAGTTTTAGGATTGGTTGATAGTTTTAATGAAACATTTAATTTAGATTATTTTAGTTTTAACTCATGGGTAAGAAGTAATTTTGTAGTAATGCCTTATCATATTTTTATGAAAATAAAAGATGAGATACTTTATTTTATACCAAAAAATTTTTCAAATATTGTATGTGATACAAAATTATTAAATTTGATTGATACTCATTTAAGTCATGAAAGATATAATTTAACATCAAAAACAAAAAAAATAAAAATATGTTGTATATTTAATGAATATCACCTTACACATGTATTAAGAAAAAATGGAATTTTGATAACGGATATTAGAAATTTTTGATTTACTAATTTTAATACAAAATGTATTAAAATGAAATTAGAAGAAAGAATTTTTAGATTAGAAAAGTTCTTTAAACCAAATATAGAAGGTAATATTACTTTAAAAAAGTTTGAAGGATTTTATGAAGATCTTTGGATGGATAAAAAATTTAATTTAAAATTTAAATCAAATAGAGATATTACAAAAATAGAAATACATTATTTTAATCCATCTTCTAAATCTGGAGATTTAAGTTTGGTTGTAAATAATGTTAAATCAAAAAATATAACTTTTATAACAACAATTCAAGAAAGAGGAGTTATAAAAGATAGTTGTACTATTGAAAAAGATAGTATTAATACTCTATGTCTATCTACAACAGTATCTTCTAAAGTTGATGGAGATATTAGAGATTTGACTTTAATATTAGAAAAAATAGTTTTTTATTAAGTTAAAAATGATAGATAAAGTTTTTTATATAAATTTAGAACATAGAACTGATAGGAAAGAATCTGTTTTAAAAGAATTAAAAAAAATAGGTATCATTGATGAGAAAATTGAAAGAATTGATGCTGTGAAGACAAATCCTGGATGGATTGGATGTTCTTTATCACATATTAAAACTCTTGAAAATGCTATAGAAAATGATTATGAAACAGTTATGATTGTTGAAGATGATATAATATTTAATGATGATATTGATAAAAAAAAGTTTAATGAATTAATAGAAAATTTAGAAAAAGATTTTCCAAATTTTGATATTTGTAGTTTAACTTGTTCTGTTTATGGTAAAAAAGTATCTAAATTGAATAGTTATTTATCTAAAGCTATAAATATTAAAACTGTAACAGGGATTATTATTAAAAAAAAATTTTATAAAAAACTACATGAAAAATTTTCTAAATGTGCAGAAATGTTAAAAAAAGGACAACCATATTCTTATTGGGCTATAGATGAAAGATGGAAAGAATTACAAGGTGAAGATAGTGAATTTTATCTATTTGATCCTATTTTAGCTAAACAACAAGCTGGATATAGTGATATTATGAAAAAAAATATAAATTATAATTTTTAAAATTTATAAAAGTTTAACTTTTATTTTTTCAGTATTATTTGTTAAATTTTCTCTTTCTAAAATTTCATATTTTAAATTATTTAATCCAGATTGAAATATAAGTTCTTTTTTTTGTTCTTTATTTAGTCTAATATATTTAAAATGATATTTATCCAAATTACTTTTCCAATTCGAAGGATCTCTATCATAAATATCATAAAATCTTAAAAGGTATTGAGGGTCAAACCCTCCGGGTTGTTTCATAATTGGTATTTTTTTATATCCAAAAAATTCTGATCTATGTTTTAAAGCGTCATCTTCAGAACCCCATCCCCAAATATCATTAGGGAAACCGTTAATTTCATGGATTGTACTATTTTTTATTTTAATAAGTCCCCCAAGAGTATTGACATGTGAAAATATTGAAATTATACTTTTATCATTAATTTCTTTAGAAAATAATTCAGATATACATTTTCTAGTTGGATTTATATCAATATCATTAGTTATAAAATATTCCGTTTTATTTTTATATTCTGTAAAACCTACATTTAAAGTTGCTCCTCTATTAAATAAGTTATTCTCATCTTGTTCAACAATAACAATTTTAGTTTTTGGTAATAATTCATTAATTAACGGAGAAGAATTTTTTATAAAATAATTTAAATGTTTTTCTCTATTTCTGTATGGTATAACAATAACATTATCTGACATTTTTATAATCAAATAATATATTTTATCATTCTTTTATCTTCTATATTATCTTTAAAATTTTTATTATACCATTCTTTTGTATATTTATTTGGAATACAGTTTTTATGAAAACCTATATTATATTTACCATTCCTTTCTCTTTTCTCTAGCATACTTCTATAATCTAAAGTCATGAAATGAGCTAAAATCATAGGGGTATTATTAGATAATTTTTTATCAATTACAAAACAAGGTCCTTGATATCCTGGTTTATTTAAGATTTCTATAGTTTCATTATAAACATTTTTACATAAATAATTTTTATTAACTGTTTTATGAACATGAATATTTTCTTTAGTTATAAATTTAGGTCTAACAAAAGATTTTATATAATTATTCCAATGATTACCATATTCTTCTCTCATAGTAAATTGTTCAAATATATGTTTAGTTAAATCATAATTTTCCTTTTTTGATGTTCCATAACAAACCCAGTTTATAATGATAGTTGAAACATTTTCTTCAAATGTTGATAAAAATTCTTTAATAGTTTTATTAACTCTAATATCTAAAAATTCATCTCCATCTATTAATAAAATCCAATCTAAATCTTTATTATTAGTTACACAATCACAATAAAGATTAAATTGATTTGCTCTAGGATTTTTATCTTCTTTAATAATAATATTTTCATAAAATATATTATTTTCTTTTAATTGATTTTCTATACTTGGATTAGACATATTATCGTAAATAAAAATTTTATCAAACCCTAAATTTTTATAATGATTGATCCAATCAAGAATAGTTTTTTGTTCATTTTTAATTCTTGCACATACTCCTATTTTCATTTTAATAATAATTTATTATAAATAATGTCAAAAATAAATATTTTATTTTTTGGAAATTGTCAAACTGGTAGTATAAAACATATTTTAAATTTGGACGAAAATAAATATAATATACATAATATTGTTTGTCATTCAACTGATATAAAAAAGGATAATTTTTTTGAAATTATAATAAAATGTGATATAATTATCACACAACCTATTTCTGATAATTATAGAGAAAAAGATTATTTAAATACAAATTTTATAATTAAAAATATAAAAAAAGAATGTAAATTAATAATATTTCCTTCTTGCTATTTTACATTTTATTATCCAGATTTGAAATATTTCAAATATAATAATAAATTACTACGTGAACCTTTAGATTATCACTACGATTTTATGATTCAATGTTATAAAAAAAATATAAGTATAGAAAATTATATTTCTAATTTTATAAATAATAAAAATTTAGTTTCAATTAAAGAATTAGAAAATAATGCTTTAGAAAGTTTATCTAAATTAAAGAACAAGTTTTTTGAAGATACGAAAAAATACAAATTAAATGATAATATCATTATAATACCTATTCATAACTATATAGAAGAAAATTATAAGAAAAAATTATTATTTTACTCTATGAATCATCCAACAAAATATTTATTACAATATATTACAGAAATCATAATTTTAAATTTGAAAATTGAAAATACTATGAACTATAATATTTGCCCTCTAGGTAATACTAAATGTATATTATATAAATGTATACAAAATGTTGTTGATTTTGATTTAAATGGTTGTAATATTTTAACAAATAATTTAAATAGTATATTCGAAATTACAAAATTATATTATGATACATATGAAAAATATAAATTATAATCATCTCCATTTTTCATAATATTTTCAACTTTGTTATATAAATTTTCATCAATTTTCTTTTTATCATTTTTATTTTTATGAATTGATTTTAATTCAATAGATTTTTTAAATTTTTTGTTAAGTAATAAATTTAATTTTTTTATATCTTCTTCAAAATTTTCTAATTTTCCAATAAATGAAAGATTTTCCATATCTTTATTTTTAAAGTAAAAAGTCATAACATTCCCTCTTTTAACACAGTATTCTTTTAATTCTTTGTCTGAAAGTTCTAGTATATTTTTTTTATTGTATAAATGTTTATCAAAATATTCATAATGACTGATTGTTCTATCTGTTGGATTTCTCAAAAATGTAATTTTAATTGCATTTTCTTCATTTATTTCTTCTATTTGATTATATCTAATATGGCATAAAATTACTTTTATATTTTTAATAAATTCAATTGAATATGTTTTTTTAAAAATTTCATATTCTTTTTTTGAAGTAAGATTTATATTTTTGTTATTTATACAAGGACAATAAATTTGTGATTTATCGTAAATGTGACAAAAGTAATCAAAAAGTATTTTTCTGATACTAGTTCCACCACATTTTGGAATATGGTAAAATATGAAATCAGGTTCTAACATTTTATATTAAAATGGTTTTTTTGTTGTTTCTTTTAATATTTTTTGAAGTTTTTTAAACTCATCCGGACTCATATTTTTATATCCAATTTTACAAACCAAAGAATATGCTTCTTTTCTAGGGTTTTCTGGTAGAGGTTCTGGTTCTTTTTTTTTCCACAACTTACCAAAAAAAGAAAACATCTTTATTTAATAAATTAACATAATTTATTCAATTTTTTTTAGTATTACTAAAAAAAATTGATTTATTTTTTTACTTTTTAGTTTAATAATAGGTTCCTCATTGGAAACAATCATGGAGGTGGAGGATCTTCAACAACAGTTGGCTGACTGTCAAAAACAGTTGACTGACAGTCAAAAACAGTTGGCTGACAGTCAAAAACAGTCGGCTGAACTCAAAAACCTGTTACTCAGGGCACAGGATGACCTGATTAACAAAAACTTGTTATTGGCGACGCTTCAAGATGAATCGAGGGCGGTTAAAGATCAATTGTCTTCTTTAAAAGAAGATTATGAATCGTTCCAGTTTTTTGTGGCACAAGGTCATTTTGAAGATTCAGGTGACCAAACAGCTTTTAACAGCGCAGCTAATGAAGAGGCTGAAAAAGTTAAAGAATTAAAAAAAGAGTACAACGAGTTGGTAGATGAATATAAAACTCTGTTAGCTTCAGCTCCTAAAAATCAAGAGGCTATTGTTGAGTCTTCTGAGGAAGTTTCTCCTGTAAAAGACCAGGTAAAGCCATCTTATGCGGCAAAAGCTGATGCTGCTAAGGTTCTTCCAGAACCTGTTGTAAATTCCGACTCTCCTGAATACAACATGTTAAAAACAGAACACAAAATAAGTGTTCTTGAATGGGATCATTACTTCAAAAAACATTATCAACGTCATCATGATCAACCAGGAACATGGAGAAAAGGGATTGGAGCAGGAATTCTGTGCAAATATGCCTATTTGTTCTTTAATGGGGTAGATTCGATTATCAGAAAAAATCCAGGTATTTTTGTAAAGCATACCTTTACATATTATTCAGATAAAGATAATACCCGGATTACGAAAGATGAGTTTTTTCAAACTATCTTTCCTAAATGGCAAAATAATGATGATATGTCGTCTTTTAAGATAGTTTCCAAGGTACAGTCTGGTAAAGAAGAAGAAGCTCGAGAAACACTTCAATATGCTGTAACCCTTTTTTTGAAGAAGGTTGATAACCAGTATAATAAAGATCACGGGTATACAGTTAATTTCCCAGAACTAGAGGAAGAACCTAGTTCTGACGAGGAACTATAAATAGTTCCTCAACCTTAAAAACATATGATTCTTTATGAATCATAAAGAATTAAAAATCGTCATCATCATCGCTATCGTTTCCAAATTTTCTATAACTACCTACTACATCTCTTTCATAAAAATTAGTTTTTTGAGATAAATTTATATCTTCCATCCATTTAAGTTCAACAGTAGTATTGTAAATTTTAGGAATACCACATAAAACACAAATTTGGTCAGCAAGTGTTTCAATATATCCTTCCAAATTTTTTATTGTCATACCAGAATCAATATCAGATTGTTCACTTATAATTGGTTTAGATAAAAGATATGATGCATGTTGTTTTTCAACTTCTACCCCAGATTTAATTATATCAATAGCTTGTTGGTGTTCTTCTGGTTTTAATGATCTTTTTGCTTCACTTGCTTTTTCATCTCTATGTATACTTTCATCTTTAGAAATTTGTTCGTTCGATTCAATAAAATCTTGGAATATATTTAGTTTACGAATATAAAATATAATAGCAAATAATGAAACAAAAAATACACCTTCTCCAACAGCACAGGCTACATTTCTTAAAGCTTTACTTTCGTTAGATAAAGTAGCATACTTTTTGATCCATAAACCTTTATTTTTAACACATTCTAAATTTTCACACATTTCTATCATTTGTTGATGTTCTTCTTTAGGAATAATTGTTAAAGCTGCTTTGCTATAAGTTTCGGCATGCGTATTTTCTATTTTTAATTGCATACTTAAATAAAAAACTTTAGGCCAATTTTCTTCTTCAATAGCTTCTTTTAAAAAAATGATAATATCTTCTGAAATTAATCCATCACCTATTAAAAAAAATCCAAAAATACCTTTTAATAATTCTTTAACACGTGTTGGTGCTTCTAAATAATCTTTTTTATCTTGGATAAATTTAAATTCTTTAGCTGACCAGTCACATGCTTCTTGTTTATTATAAAAATCCCAAGAAATTGGATCTTTTTCTGTTTTCAAAATATATTTTTCCATTTTATTGAAATTAATTTTTTTCTAAATTTAAAAAAATATTTTCAAATTCAAAAAATAATTTTTTTGAATTTTTTAATAAAAATAAAAAAATTAAATTATTTTTTATTGAATTCATCAGCAAATTTAAAAGCGTCTTTATTATTTTTTACAACTTTGAATGGTCTTTTTGAAGGATATACTTTTACAATTGAACTAGCCATATTATGTATTGAGGTATAAGAGGTAATTATAATTGTAGATATAATATTTTTTTCAGCTAAATCTTTAGTACTCATAAATAATGGTAAATTTTCCCAAATAATTCTTGGGCTGTATGTTTTTAAACTTCTGGTATCAATAATCAAGGTAAATTTATGATTTTCTAAATAATTTTTATAAGTTTTAAAAACTTCATTTATTTCATTTTTTGTATAATTTAAGTTTTCAGTTTTAACTATAACAAATAATATTTTATATAGTTTATTTGATGATTCTTTTAGTTTAAAACTTATTTTTTCATCCATTTTAAGTAAATTTTTTTTAAATCAAATTAAATTCTGGATTAAAAAAAATATCTAATATTGAACTAAAATTTTTTTTTTCAATAAAAAAATTATCATTACTTTCTAATATTTCTTTTAAATTATTGAAATTTTCTTCTAAAGTTAAATTTAAATTTAAATCAACATGTCTATTATTTAAACTTATTACAAGTTCTTTCTTTTTTTTCAAATTATAATTTACTTTTTCTAATAATTTGAAAGGTTCTCTGTTATAAAAATTTTGTTTTTTTTTAGACAATTCCTCAAATTCTGCACATGTAAAAATATGTGATATGCCATTGTTAAAATTAATTATTATATCGTCAATATTATATTTGTAAACATTATTATAAGATATATCAACAAAATCTTGGTCATCATCTGTATTATTACCCACAGGTAAATCAAAAAGTAAATGATTAATTATATATTTATTTTTTTTGTAAATTTTTTTTAAATATACATCCAATGAGATTTCTTTGATTTTTTCTATTATATTTTTTTGATTTTTGATGGATATAATATCAGAACTAAAGATAGGTATACCCAACATATAACATCTTATATTTTCTGGTATAATAGATAATATCCAAATATTTTCATTATTATAAACAATTTTTTTATTTTCAATTATTTCTGGCATAAATGTATTATCAAATTCTAATAGATTTATATAATCTTTATAAATTACATTTAATGGAAATGAATAAAATAAAGTTTTTGTAATTAAATTTAATTTTTCAAAAATATATTTTTTATAAATTTTTGTATAAGTATTTAAATTTTTTAATCTTTGATATAAAATTTTAATATTATCTTTTAAATATAAGTTATAAACAATTTTATTGTTTTTAAAATAAGTATCTATATACATATCAATATTAAATAAAGTTATATTTTCATTATCTATATACAAACTCCAAGTAGGGGTCCAATTATTATCTTCAAAAGGTAAATTATAATGTATTACACAATTTTGGTCATAATAATTTTTATATTTATCGCTAAATTTATAAAAATACTCTTTAATATTATTATCTGATAAATTTAAAAAATTATTATTAATATTTTTTAATAAACTAATAACAATACATTTAAAACAATTTTTTATAGATATATTTTTTCCTAAATCATAATTTTTAATTCCTAATTTTTCTTCATAATAATTTATATGATAAAATAAAAAATCAAAAATAATTTTTGATTCATTTAATTTTTTCAAAATAATATATTGATTACTATAGAGTAAAAATTTCATATTAACATAAAATCTCCAAATAAAACCAAATGTTATATTTGTTATTAATTTACTTTTTAATAAATTAATTTTAATTATATCACAAGGTTTATAAACTAATTCTAAATTACCATAGATAAATGTTTCTTCAAAAAGTGTTAAAGACATTTTTCTTTTTAAATAAAATATGTTTAATAAATTTCTTATTTCGGTAATTTTTACAATTATGATACTTAATATTATATTTATTTACCTTGCTTTTATAAAAGGTGATAAAATAACCAGACAAGCAAGTCCACCTCAAAGCAGAAGTCCAACACCTACAAATCAATTAGAAGATCCTTTTAGTGAGTTAGATAAAGCTATTTATCCAAACGCCGATGGAATAGATTCTTCTTCATGTGTTCTTTACACCCATGAAGAAAATACTAGTAATAAATCTATAATTGGAAAAAATTCAAGGTCAATGACTACAAATAATGTTTTTCCTTATGTTTTAAATAATAAGGCTCACAGTTATTATGACGGAGATTGTTATGATGAAGATCAATTATTTGCTAAATATGTTACACATACATGTCAAGGCGGAACAACTGGTAGTATAATTAAAAATAGATGTTATTCACAAACAGGTAGAGTTATTTCTTTTGGCGAATCTGAAAACTTTACAAATAGATGTAATGATAATAAATGTGACGGAAACATAGGTTATTTAAGTTTTAATTTTAATTTAACTAATGATAATAGTTTTAAAGATTTACTTGTTATAGATAAATCTTCAAAAATTTTATCTATAACAGGTGTATGTTTACCACAAGATGTACTCAACGATGCCAATAATGGTATAAACAAAATATTTAATGACGACAAGTTATCACAATATTATAATTTTGTTAGACAGGATATTACACCTTCTAAAATACCTGACGAGTATCCAATAACTTATAGTATGACTTCTACAACAAATAATGATTTTAAATCTAAATTAAAATTAACTAGATACAATTATGGAGTCAGTGGTACTGATTTTGGGGTTTGTGAGAACGGATTATATGGAAGTATAATATTCAGACCATTGAATATGTATTTAACGATAGGTACTAGTTATATTGATGAACAAAAAACAAAACAAAAAACATTATATAATATTACAGGTGTATCAACAGTAAATTTAGTATTAAAAAAATACGATGAAACAAAACCAGAAGAATCTATTGTATGGATGTTTATGCCAAGTATAGATTTTTTTAATAATTTAATACCAACCACTACAAGATGTAGTTATTATTATCATTCACCACAAGAATGTATAGGAAATGACGAAACCGGAACATGTATTTCTGGAACTTTAAGAGATCCTAAAACAAGTGATAATAGTTTTGTTATACCAGATGATACATCTCATCAAACACCAGTTATTAAAAATATCAATTGTGATAATAGTTTTATGAGGGAACAAGTTAATATTGGTACAACAGTTATACAAAGTAATTATATAAATAACACATGGTTAGTAGAAGATGATTTTTATATGACAGATGATCAAAGTAATTTTTATGATAACGCTAAATATAAAAAATTTAATACTATTACAAACGGTGCGGGTTCTAGAAGAGTTCGAACTAAAAGGGGAACATATAATACAAGAGGTGTTAGTCAAGACCCAGTTATAAAATCTTTCCCATATTATACGCCATTATATGATTGGAATACTGATGATAGTACTGATTCAGACTCTGATGATGATATTCCAATACCACCAGGTACAACAAATTTACAGTTTGTCATAACAGGCGGAACAAATATAAATCCTATATTTAAACCTTATATAGCTTCTGATGATCATATTTATTGTATAAAAAACAGTAACGGAGATATAAAAACAGTAAATGATTATATTATATATCCAAAAATAGGATATCAATCTTTAACGGGGGGGTTGTTAAGTAATGTAGATTTTTGGATATATAATATAATCATTTAC